GTATCTTTTGATGCGTATGTTTTCATATTGACAAAGTTATTATTTTTTTTGTTATTGTATAAGTGATGCTATAAGTTTTGATATTGCTTGACCCATTACATTTTGTAAGGCATTCCAAATAACTGCTATTCTACCCATTGGAGGATTGTCTGTTAAGGTTAAAAGTTTACCATTTGCACCTCTTACTGCCTCATATCCTAAAGTACATCTGCAATTACAAACATTAGCAGCACTTGCTTTTGAATCGCAAGGGTGGTCCATAAATTCATAACCTAAGCCTACTTGATTATTAGGAACTTGAAATTGTTTCTCCATAGGTAACTTAACCCCATCCATAATTAAATGGTCCGTATGGTCTCTTGGCTCTCTCCTTGTTCTGTTATCTCTAGCTGCAATCCATTCTTTTAATGTAACTAATCCAGTTGCAGTTGCACCTACTTGTGAACCTATATTAGCTGCTCTGCCTGTTTCCGTTCTAGCAATAAGTTCTGCTCTATAATCCGTAATGCCTGAAGTTCTAAGCAAAGCAATAGTTTGAGGCATTGTTAGATTCTGCTCGGCTGACTGGACTAAGAATCTTCTTATTTGTTCTTTGGTTGTATCGGTAATATCTGCTGCTAATTGGTCTAAGCCATCATTCTGGAGGACTTGGATAATAGCATATTGAAAAGCATCGGTTTTAGCAGACTTGTACTCCATTGGCACATAAACCCCCTTTACAGACTTTTTAACGGCACTTTCGCTTATTAGAGCCATCTTGGTACCCATTGCTAAATGGAGCTTGTAAATGGTCTTTTTAAGGGCTTTGTCGCTAATTTTAGAATAGTCTTGTGTACGGCAATAAGTATTCACCTGATTTTGCAGTTCTTTCTTGAACTTAGGCGAATATTGTTTTAATGCGTTGGCATATAGTTTTCTATAATCTTGCCAAATCATTTTATGGGTTTAGGTTGTCAGGAATATTCAAAGGTTGAAATTGGTCCGTAGGTTGCAAAGATGAAGGAATATAAAGTTTCTCCATTTCCTCTTGTGGAATATACTCTGGAGTTTTAATACCCATAATCTCATTCTTTTGAGAAGGTGGAATCCACCAAGCAGTATTTAACCAAGCAACTTGCTCTGATTTATTAGCTTCTAATTCTTGGTAAACTTGAATATCATAACCTACATATAATCCACTATTTCTATATCCCCAGTCAGTATGTAATTTTCTATTTAAGTTCTCAGTCAAAGCATCCAACAAAGGAATAGCACATCTTAAAGTTAATGCCTTCTCTCCCTCTAATTGGTTGTTGTAAGTCTTGTTATCAGAATCGTTTAATAGTTGTGATGGCACTCCGTAAATATTACAAAGAGCCTTCATATCCCATTTCTCTGATTCAATAATATTAAGTTCTACTGGACTAAGTCCTATTTGCTTCCAGTCAACCTTATAACCTGATACTGCAATTGAGTTAAAGTTTGATGCACCACCTTTCTCACTAATTGCTCTCTTTAATGCTTGTGCTTGTTGATTACCACTTATTGGGTCGAATCTATCATCGTTCATAAATAAAACCCCTGCTGGTCCACCATTTTGGAATGATGCTACTGAAGCAGTCTTAGCTTCGTTACTTCTAGTTAAAGTTCTAGCTGCTGCTAGTAATGGACTTTGTCCGTATAGTTGACTACCTGTAACTGTCCATTGAGGGTTGTAGTATTTATCGTGTAAGATTTCTTTAGGGTCAAAGGACCACATTGCTCCGTAGTATAATTGGTAGCCAACTCTGGTAGGTGGGAACACATCGATATTTGCAATAATAGCCATAAACTGAGCAGGTAAAGCAAATAGTTCAAATGGCTTCCCTTCATTGTTTCCAGCTTCAATAAGTTTTCCATAGATAAATGAATTTCCTGTTATTAACTTAAATCCACACCATTGCTCAACTAAATCTGACCAAGTATCTTCACCATTAGGATATTTTAATAAGTCGTTTAGTCTTTGGTCTCCAGTATATATTTCAAATGCTTTCTTATGTAATTCGTTTACCTCTTGCCAGTTAGTAATCTTATCTGGTTGTTTCATTAATGACTTATATCTTTTAGCAGACACTTCATCTTTAACTTTGTAAACGTGGAATGGTGCAAGTTTTGCTTTATCAGTAATTAGTTTTACGATTGAGTAAACTATATCATTAGCTGCATATCCATCTTGTACGAATGACCTTGCATCACCACCTTGCCAAGTAACGATTCCACGTTGAATAGCCACACTTGTATCAAAAGGAATATTAGGTAATAGAGTGTTAATCTTCTTTTTAGTTAAGAAGTCGAAAAATGCCATATTATTAGAATTTAAACAAAGTTATGATTTTTACATCAAAATACACTTACTTGAAATTTAGGTTTAGTTAAATGAGTAAATACTGCATACCTAGAAGCATCCAAAGCATCATCATTTGCTTTTACTGGTTCTTCTATTACATTATCATTTTTGTCCTTCTTCCATTTGTAAGACATAAACTCTCTTTTAAGGTTTTGGCTATGGAAATGTATGTTAATAGGATATGATTTCATTTTGACTATTCCTGCCCATACATCTTTTTGAGCAGGTTTAATATTAAATCCTTGTCGATATAATTCTTCTATTGATTTAGGTTCGGCTGCATCTGCGTATATCGTTGCTCTTTCTGGCACTTTCTCTTTTATTAATCTTGTAAGGTCCGATAATGTAAGTCCACTTTGGTAAATAATTTCCTCAAAGTAGTTCTCTCCTTCGTAATGTGTAACCTTTATGAGTGCTGCTGGATGCACATACCCAAAGTCTAATCCATAGAATACATCTCCTTCAGGTGCAGTATCATATTGTTTCCATTGAGTATATATTAACTCTTTGGCTGCTCCTCTTTGACCTAAGCCATAAACTTTCCACATAAAGTCATCTGGTAGTTTTTGATATTGCTCAATGTTCTTTATTTGTGATTCAGATAAGTTAGGAAGATTGTTTAGGTAGGTAGAATGTATGCGTTTGTTTTCAGGATTGTCGGCTATCTCATATACCCAATTGACAAAGTCAGCAGGATTCCAGTCCAAGAAAACCTTTCCTGTGGTTCTCATTAGTAATTGGTCGTATAATGTTCGCTTGATTAAGTTTGCCTCATTGATGAATAGAACATCTCTCGCTGGTCCTCTTGCCTTGCTTTCATCCTCTAGTCCAAATAATTCTATGTATGAACCATTAGGGTATGTGTATATAAAATCAGAAAAGCTAAATTCATTATCGGACCATAGACCCCAATTCTCCATTATGCTTTTAAAGTCTCTGTAAACCCCTCGTTTGATATGGGGAAGTGAATGTGATACTATTGAAATTCTAGTCTTTGGGTTGTTATAAGCAATCTCAATAAGTAATTGAACTATTGAATAAGACTTTGAAGAACGAGTGCCACCCTCATTGCAAATAACTGGATAGCTACCTTCATACGCTTTTTTGTTGGCAAAGAATACTGGTGTGGCATTAATCTTCAATTGGTTTACATCGTTCATCTTGTTGTATTGTTATTTGAACGCTACCTTGAATGTTTGCGTTTAAATCCGTTGTTTGTTTTGCTCTGCCTTCTAATCTATCAAGTATTTCCTGATAAGCCTTTAAATCTCCTTTGAATGCTTTTTGCAGTACCATCATATCTAATTGCTCTGCCACAGTAAACTCCTCTTTCTCACCAGTAATAGGATTAGTCTTTACTTGGACCAATTCTAATAATCTTAGCAATCTAGTCTTGCTATTAGGTATTCCTTTAGGTCTGCCATTAGGGTTTCTAATTTCCCCTTTTTGAGCAGGTATTAAATTTTGTTCGTTCGCCATATTCTCTAATCTCTTTCTTAATTATTACAAAGTTACTCCACAATTAGGACAAGTCTTGCCACCTTTAGCATTGTCCTTTGGTTCTTCTATATCATTGTTAGCAAAAGCTGGTATATCTAAACCCCATTCATCAAGTTCTATAATGTTCCATTCGTTTGCTAAAGCATCCCAGTCGTGTTCACCAAATGATATATTATCCTTGATAATAAATTCTTTTTTTTGTGCTTCGGTTAGATTGTTTGCGTGTATTACTGGAACATCCGTTAACCCAGCTTCAAGACAAGCCTTTAGTCTCATATTGCCACCAAGTACCATATTATGTTCATCAATGACAATAGGTCTAAGTTCTAACATTTGGGGGAAGTCCTGAATAGAGTTTACAAGTTGTTTAAACTTATGGTCCTTAATTATTCTAGGATTGTTTGGGTTTGACTTTATTTCGGTAATTAGCATTATCTGTTTTTTGTTGGTGTTCGTATTGAAATTATACTATCTATTTTCTTTTCTAAATTGTCATAACCAACTGATTTGCCACATTTAGTGCATTTATATTGAGTTTCTTTTATCTCATTAAACCATACATATCCTTCAGTAACTGTACCACATTTACAAGTATATAGCTTCTTTCCGTATGTGTTTTTCATTATCTGCCTTGTCGGTTATAAGTTTTAGTAGGTTTGTCTTTAGGACCAGATGTCTTTTTAGCCTTTCCTTTTTTTCTTGACCCAAAGGAAACCTTGCCATTAGGATTTAGTTTCGCCATTATTTATACTTTTCTATTATTTCGTTTAATTCAGTTCTTGACCATTTCTTTATTAGCCTATGTTGGCTTTCTAAGTGCATTACCATATTTTCCCCTATTTTATCTATAAGGTTCTTTCGGTAACCTATTAAGTGAAATTGGTCAAACCCATTACAAGACTTGCATTCTCCATTTACATTGTATTCATCAAATCTTAATGCAGAACTTCCTTTAACTGGTACATAATGCCCAGCATCCATAACTTCGTGTCCTTTGGTTTGCCCACAACTAATGCAAGTAAAAAATCCGTCTTGTGAATCTCTTGTACGGATATAACGATTAAATATTGTTTGAGCCTTTGCCGTTAATTTAGGAATTGTGGGTAATGCCATAAAGCAAAATTAGATTATTTCTTAATACGGAACGTTATTTCTCTATTTTGGTACTTAAATCTTTTTTTCTTTATTGGGTTAAGACTTTCCTTTATTTGATATTCATTTACTCCTGTTACTCTTTTTGCGTAGGCTACTGACTTAAACTCTATTTCCTCTTTTGTATCTATAAATATTAATTTTACTTCTTGTGCGTTTTCGTGTCCTCTTATCTTACTCATATTTTTTGATGTATTCTTTTATTTGTATGTAAATCATTACAGAGCAGTAAACACATAGGAATACTGGAACTGAGATAAAAAAGAATTTAATTAATTGTATTGTTTCTTTCATAATTCGTTGTCGTAATAAAGTTTAAGGGAATATTTTTTGCATTGTTGCCTCATAGTTTCCTCATCTACTAACATATCCTCTGGCTTCTTAGCTTGTGCCAAATGATAGGCTTTTACTTTAGATTTTATGTATTCGGCTTTATCAGGGGTTATCTTTAGCAACTTCCGTTTCCATAGATAGTCAAAGCATTGATAGTTTAGGAATCTCCAGTCCTTTTTAGATGTTTTCCAATACTCGGCTTCCTCTCGCATTACTTGTTCTTCATCTACTTTCATTTCTATTTGTTTAGATTGTTCTGGTTCTATTTTGTTTCTTACTTGTACTGCTATCTTCTTATAGGCATTCATTACTTCCCCAATTAACTTAGGGCTAAAGTTTATGTGATTGCCAATAGTAAACTTGTCCTCTGCAAACATCTTAAATGCTACTCCTAATTCCTTTAGTTTGTATTGTCCGTAAGATTCTATTGTAAATGAAACGCATAGATTAAATATTTGGTTTGTTGGCACTTGCATACCACTCAAAGCAATACAGGTCTTTAAATGCTCTGTTACTTCTATTCTTGAGCATTTGCCAATGTGCATAGATTCCATTGCCTTATAAACCTTTATTTCATCCTTATCCAAGATTTTTAAGTCGTTCCCATTCAAGTTCTGCGTAGCTAAGTTTTGTACTAATAGTTCGTTCAATAATTTCATCGTTGAAAGATTTGTTGTTAAGATAGGTTGTAGGATGTTTACGGAATTGTTTATCTGGAGTTGATTTAGCATATACTGGTGCGTGAAGTAAAGCTAAAGCCTTTTCCTCTTTATTTAAAGTTTTCCAAGCCTTTTCTGCTTTATCCCTAGATTTCTTATAATCGTATAAATCCCAAAATTCCTCAAACTGCTCATCTAGTATTTTAGTTTTATTTATAGTTACAGTTCTAGTTTCAGTTTCAGTTTCCATATGCTTAGCATATGCTTTGCTAGTGCTTTCGCTTTTAGGGGTTAATGCGTTGTTTCTTCTACTTTCTGTAAACTTTTGCCTACGAATTGTCTCGTTTGACATCTTTTCGTTAATGTAAAAGCCATCTTCCATCTTGAATTTTTCCCAAATGTCGGAATCATATGCAGAGCATATGCTTAGCATATCCTTGTCCGTTAATCTTCCTTTTTGATGCTGGAGGCATAATAATCTAATGTATTTACCAACTTGTTCATTGGTCATAGTAAATGTTCCACTTAAAAAATCAGAAGTGTAGAACAATACTGCTGGGTCTTTAGCCATAAAATAAAAAGGCTCTAGGCATTCCCCCCAGTAGGATTGAGGGTTCAGCTTCGAGCCAATAAGTTTAAAATCGGATATCCTACATCCTGTGCAAATATAAGCTAATTCAATGAATACTTAGCCACATTTCTAGGCTTCTTCTTAGTACCAATATTCATTAAATCAGTCTTAATCTTCAATCCTTCATTCTTTAGAACAAAGATTATAGCTGCTAATCTTAATGTTCCAAATTTTCTTAATGCTTGGATTGGTGTTAAACTTTTGCCACTTTGTAGGTAGTTGGCAACCTGTTGTTTTTGGCTCATTGTTTTTGTTTTTATATAGTTAATTAAAACGGCAAATCATCTTCGCTTTCCTGTTGGTTTACTGGAGTTGCATACTCCATTTTTGTTTCGGCTTTAGGCTTGTAATCATTAGGGTAGATTTTGTAGTCTGGTTCTTTTGATTCAGGCTTTTTGTATTGATTTAACCACATTGAGTAGCGTTTGTCCTCAATAGTAAATTCAATTACTTCTCCTTTTGATGTTGTTTTTTTCCAAGCACCATAGTTCTGTTTTTTTTCCATTTTGTTTTGTTTATTGATTATGTAATTTTTCTTCTGCTTCTCTTAGCATTATTTCTTCTAGTTCATTTTGTTCCTTTTGGTCCTTTGCAATTTCTTCTTCATCTTCTTCCTCATCTTCCCAGTCGCAATGTTCCATACATTCAGGACAAATTCCTATTTCATCCATATCGGTTTCGGCTCCACAACAAGTACTTATAGCCATATTAATTGTTTTTAGTTATAAAGTAATTTATTTCTTCGTTCTTAATATCCAAAGCTAGTCTTAATGCTGCGTTTAATGTTCTTAGTACATAGTTTTCGCTTGACATAGTTGTAGCTTCAATATCCTTAATTGATTTATTTAATTGACCTATCATTAAGTCAATGCTAGGAAATTCATTCATAGTTTTCGTAGTTTTCAGTCCAATCATTCATTCGTAAGAATGGCTTAGGCTGGGTTAATAATGGGGTTGATGGGTAATTTTTAGTCTTGTATTCCTTTAGGTTTTGTCTTGCCTTTTTAAGTTCTTGATAAGTTTCATTTATCCAAAACTTATGACAAGCACTATGTTTCCATTCCCAATAAGAAACTAAATCTCTTAGTTTTATTAGTTTTTGGTCAATCATAGTTTAGATTTTTTGCTAGTGAATAATGCAGTAATTCCGTCATTCATTAAATCTTTATTCAAAGTATGAAGTTTAGCTAATTCGTTTAAGTTTTCGCACATATCAATAGCTAATGTTAAATCTAGTATTGACTTGTGTTTCTTAATAAATACGGATGCAGTTTTCTCTCCAGATGCATCGGTATCTTTATCAGTTACTAAGCCAAGAGCAGCAGATAGGGCATATCTCCTGTAATAGGTAATGCCACTTCCAAATGATTGATACTCGTTCATTCCCCTAAGAGTAATTTGTGGAATGGTTGCATTAGATTCAATTGATTCCCCACTAATAGTGTGAAAAATAATTGTCTTTAATCCATCTTCAATAAGAAGCTGGGTAAATCCTAGACTGTGTTTCTTGAGTATTGGATTAATAACTTCAAGAATTGTAGGGAAATCGGCATAGGTGTAATTATGACCTGTTGTTCCCTTGTGTATTACAGGGCAATCCTGTTGAAAGGATGCTAAAGCCTTGTAAATGTTGATAAGTGAATTTGTTTGTAACTGAATCATACTATTGGTTTTTGGTAAATAATAATTAAAAATAAGACTATTTTGTGAATAACAAAAATTTATATTAATCTTTTTATTTCGTTTAATTCATCTTTTAAATCGGTATCATAATGTAGGCTTATAGTGTTTTGTATAGTCTTTAACGAGTGAATAATTGTAGTGTGGTCTCTGCCTACCATATCTGCAATTGCCTTTAATGTTAAAGTTGTGTTATTTTTTATACAATACATAGCTATAAATCTAGCCTTAACAAAATGCCTTTTACGGCTTTTGCCTTTAATGTCCTTAGGAAGTATCTTATAATATTCTGCAATCTTATCTATAATTGTTTCAGAATACCTTATCATCTCCTTCGTTGTCAGTCTGCTCTCCTTTTGACTTGGTATTGACCAGTAGTTCATTCTTTTCTATTTTAAGTTTAATAATTTGGTTTCTTAACATCTCATTCTCTACCTCAAGAATGTATATTTCTCTTTGCAATTGGAACTTGCTATTGTCTATGTAACTCATAATGATTCTATTTCTTGTTTAACTTCAAACCAAAATGCTTTTGTTTCAGGTTGATATACTGACATTATTGTATTTATTACTTCATCTGCTGCTATTAATGCACATTCTTTAGCAATAGTTTTATTTATTCCATATGGTATATCAGTAGTTGTTTGTATCAAAAATCTCATACAAAGTTTATTTGCTTTTTCTTTTGGTGTCATATTAAAAATGTAAAAGGTTAATAGGTAACATAAAATCTTCCGTTATCTCGTAAAGGTCCAGTATCAAGAAATGATAAGACTTTAAGATTCGCTTTTGTATTTGGTTCATTCTAGCAATCTTTATAAGATAGTCATCCTCATACTTATTCATTAGTTTGATAGGATTATCCCAAGTTGCTGCCCTCCATTTAGTTAGGTCTGATTCAATGCTAGATTGCCTTGATTGTGCCTTCTTAAGTAGTTCTAATAGGCAAGTTGCTCTCTGGTGTAGTTTAAGTTGTTTTCCTTGATAGATTAATGGTTGCATAGTTTAGTTTTTAGATTCGTAATATTTTTGTACGATAATTGATACTAATTTGCTTGGTGCTAAGTACATCTTTTTAGCTTCGGCATCTACTTTCTTTTTGATTGATTCTGGTAGTCGGATGCAGACTACTTCTTTTTTTTCTACTTTCATATTTTGGTTTAAATGTTTTGTAAGATTCCTGTTACAATAAAGACAAAGATTAAAATAACGATTGCCTGAAAATTTTTGTTTTGTTGGTCTGTCATAATTTAGATTTTTTCGATTGAGATAATGATTTGATTGTTGGCTAGGTCAATAGTCCTAAACTTTACTACGAAGAACTTAGTATCTTCTATTGAATAGTCTAAGAAAATGTTATCACCAGCTTGTGGGATAAAGTTTCCATTGTAGGGATAGAAATTTGTGTTGAGGCTTAATAGTGTTTTCATACTTTGGTTTTTATGGTTAATTATCTTGTGCAATAAGGGTCAGTAATAAAGTTTGCTGCTATGTAGTTCCAAGCTGCTGCATTTTTAGTTTTAGCTTGATTCTCGTGCCAAAATGGGTCAAAGCTATTTACTTTAGCATCAGTATAAAATTCAAGCAATTGTTCAACTTCTGATTCAGTCAAATTTTGAGCATCTGCAACTGTTACAGGAATCATTTTAGTTGAAAAATAACCTTTAGGTGTTTTATAACCAATAGACAAAGAAAATTCTTTATGTTCAGAATATGAACCGTCAGCACCAATAGACTTGCAATCATCAAAATAAAATGTTAATTCAGCACCACGACCATTTTTAAATGATTGTTTAGAAAGTCCAAAAACGCACACATCTGTAATGTTACCTAAATCTAAATCATAACCCCATTCTTTGTATTGCTTAATGGTATTTTGAACCTTGTCTGATTGTAATACTAAATCTAAAATTGACTGTTTCATACTAATTTGGTTTTGTTTTAACAAAGATACAAACAATTACAATACAAACAATAAATTATATAAATTTCTTTTTATCAGTCTAAAATGAGCCAATTATCAGTCATTTACGGCTCAAAGTTGCCTTATTGGGTAACTTTTATGATTGATAAGTTTACTATTAGAGAACTTTTGTAACCAAATTGGGAACATTTGTAAAGCTATAACTTGACTAAAGTGCAAAAAAAGCCCCTCAGCGTAGAAACGCAAGGGGGTAACCATTAGTATATCTGAATACAAATATAATAAAAACTCCCCAGCTTTTACACTGAGGAGAACCTATGAACAAGAAAAAACAACCTAAATAGAACCATCTTGTAAAGGGAGGTCGATTGTATCATCAATTTTCCGATACCCTTCACTCCACAAGACTTTAGTCAAAGTTACACTTTTGCGAATTATGGTTTTTTCATCATCCTTTGGGTTTAATAAATGTAATACCTCGTGAATCAATATCTCCATCATTTTCTTTCC